CGGCGCCATCGCCCTGCGTGGCCGCCCGCTGGCATTCGGCGCCGCGTTATACACCGCCGCCGCGATCATGCCGGCGTGCAGGTTGTCGCGATGCGCGCCCCAGGGCTCGACCGCGTAATAAGCCAGCCAGTCGGCATATTCGCGCGCCCCCATCGTGCGCCCCAGCTCGGCCACAGTCCGCCCCAGCGCCAGGGCTAGACGGTGCATAAAACGCCGCTCCGGGTCTAGACGTTTTTTCCCGGATCGTCCAGCAGTCCCGATAGCCGCATTACCGCTATACTGATTGCTTCGGTCAGCCGGGGCGAGGCCGCCTGCAGCTGCGCGAGCGTATCGGCCGAAAACAGCGCCGCACCCTTCCCGTCCAGACAGCAGCTCAGCGTGAGCCAGGCGGCGACTTGGGCCGGGTCGGCTTTCTGCAGCTTGGGGAATTCGGCGCGCTCGGCCGCCGTCATTTCGCGAATGCGAACTTTATTTCCGTCAGGCAGGACGGCCAGCGAAGTAGCGAGCTGCGCACCCGCAAAAAACGCATCGGCAGTGTCGAGGGTTTCGCTCATGATATGACTACGGCTCCGCTGATCTTGATGCCGAAACTGATCGTGTTCTTGTCCGACACGCTCGGGTTAATCGCCCAGCTCAGACAGACCCCCGCGAAGGAAAACGTTTCGGAGGGGCTGTCATCTTCGACCGAAAGCCGGAAATTCCGCGTGGCCTTGTTCTTGACGTCGGTAATCATCGCAAGCAGGTTCGTATCCCCCTGCTCATAATTCCCCTCGATCGTGATTTCCTCACCGTCGGCCAGGCCACCGATATACTCCTTGCTCCCGCCACTACAAAATGTCGTAGCCTCGACGAGGTCGTTCTTTTCGCCGAGCCCGGAAATGCCGAACACCTGGCAAATGCGGGTGAAGACTTCCGGCGTTGCGCCGTTGCCCCGCTGGAAAAACATCTGTCCCACAAATGCATCTGTCGTCATGGCTGTACGCCCCTATTCCACACTGCGAACGTCAAAATCCGGAGATATAGCCCCGGTTCTATGTCCAGCGAATCGGACTCGGTCTCAAGAAAAACCGCCTTGAATTTCGTCTGCCCCACCAGCCCGCGAAAGTCTATCACGCCCTTGATTGCATTAGCTAAATTCTGACAATCGTCGTAGGTACGCGCATAGCAATTGACCGTTACCGAATCGTTCTGCAACGGGATCGTTTCGCAAAATGTCTGGCTGCGCGCAACGTCCAGCACGCTATAGGCCAGGCAGGGCTTCTTCGTCGCGGAGTCCCACACTTCAGAGGGGATGCGAACGGGGAATACCCGTGCGCCCACAATGGCACTGACGCCCGTCTGGGCCAACATCAAATCACGCCAGTCCGCCGGCCTCACTTCGCCGCCTTTGCGATTTTCTCGATACGCTTCGCGATCTGCTTGCCCAGCATATCGATGATCTTGTCCTGACTGTCATGGAAGGCCGGCACGAACCACGGCCGCTTCGGCATACGCTTCGTGCCCAGCTCGACGAACTGCAGCGCATAGAACGCCTCCGCCTTGACGCCCATCACGGCCCGCAGTCCCGTTTTCCCCACGCCCACTTTCAGACTGCGCTTCGCAAAGCCCGGTGCCACCAGCCGGCCCTTGTACGTCTTGTGCAGCTTCTTCCCCACCGGAGCCCGGGCCGTGGCCGCTTTCTTCGCCACGGTCATGGCCGAACGCATCGAGGCCCGCAGCACCTTGCCCTGCGCCTGCAGGCTCAGCTCGGCCAACTTTCGATCCAGTTCGCGGAAGCCGCTCAGCTTTGCCACGTTGGACTTTCTTCAAGAGCGCAAGCGCCGCCTCTTTCATGGCCTTGCGTCGCGCCTCGCATTTCGTGCAGGTCATTTCTCATTGCGGAAACCGTCCGACCCGCGCAGCCGGCACATCATCTCGATTTCACGGCGCCGCTCGTTGATTTCGAGTACGTCGACCACATCGTAGAGTTTGTACAGTCCGGGCTCGGGCGAATACTTCAGCCGTTGATTCGGCCGAATGCCCAGCCGGTAGCGAATGCGAAACGCTACTGCCTGTGCGTCGTCGATTTGCTGCGCCGCGAGATACTTTTCGCCGCGTGCGGGCGTGATGCGCGCCCACACTGTCGCGAGGTCAGCCCAGGTCTGCGTGACGTCACCGCTACCCGCCTGTACCTCGACGGGCCGCTGAATCGTCACCCTGTGGCGGTATCGGCCGGCGCGCATGTCAGTAGGTATGCACCCGGTACGGCGACAGAATCGACTCAATGGCGTCGAGCACTCGCACCTGCTCGTCAGGCATCAGTTCGTCATACAACATCTGTACGTGCAGTTTCATGGCCGACTTCAGGGCTTCGGGCACATCCGCCGCGGAACTTTCGATAGGGCTGCCCCCGTACGCGTGATACCCCGTCTTGTAGGTGACTTGCACCGCGTCACTGCGGGAGTAGGTCAACGGCAAGGTGTAACTGCTCTTGAAGTAGAGCCGCGCCACCAGATCGGCCGACACAAAGTAGTTCACCGGGTCGATCGTCTGCAGGGTGTTATCGACGTCGTAATACTGTACCGACTCGACAGAAATCAACGGAGGCCGCAACAGCTCGAAAAACGGCCGATAGCATATCGCGCTCTGGTCGTACGTCTCGAAACACGCCCGCGAGAGTCGCAAGGTTTGCTCACACAGCGAACGACGCGTGTGCTGTTCGACCATCTGACGCGCGGCCACAATGTGCGCCCGCAGCAACGAGTCTAGCGGATGCTCCGGCGGGCTGCCCTCGGGATCGAGCCGCAAATGCCCATAGACGTCTGCCAGGGACAGCGGCTCTTGTGTCGGATGAACCAGAATTTCGATGTTCACCGCCGCGCCTCGTCTAGCCAGAGTTCATCGTGTTCCGCCCCTTGCCACTCCGGCAGGAACGGGCCGCCCAGCGTGTAATGCGCAATCGCCGGATGCTCGGGTTTAGGCTGCTCACCGACCAGCCAGTTCCAGCGCGCTGGAAGCATGCCGATCTCGGAGTCATTCAACCAATAGAACTGATGTAGTTCGCGCCCCGTACGCCCCTGCACGTCTGCAAGCGATAGTCTCATGTTGGCCGGATGGTCGCAATTGAACAGCATGACAGACGACCAGTTCTTGCGGGCGTAGAACGTCTGCTGTACGCCGTCCATTTTCACCGCACAAGACGGCGTGTACGCGTGCTGCACGACCATTACCGCCTTACTCTTGTCGGCGATGGGTAGTAGCTTCGCCACGTCATCCAGAAACAGCATGTCGCAATCCGTGAACAGGGCCCAGCCGGATTGCGCCAGAATCGGAACGAGGAACCGGCTGAGCGCGAATCCCGTCGCGCAGGGCGCATTGCTCGCGAAATCGTAAATCCCGTGACGCGTATCCGTCGGCCGGCGCAGGAGCCCTGAGCGGGCCAGCCGGACCGAATCGAGAGGCGTCACGCTCAACGGGATCGTTGCACGATGACACAGTGACTTCACGGCCACCTCATAGGCCGCGTTTTCTCGCGGTTCGTAGCCGATATAAACCTTCATAGCTCCAGCACCTTTCGAACGTGGTCCCAGCATAGCGACGCCTCATGCGTCTTGTACTGCCAGTGCGCCAGGCGCGAAAGAAAATCCAGCCGCTGCACGGCATCGGGTGTCGCGGTCTTGCGGTAGAGCCAGAGGGCCGCCCCGGCCTGCGTTTCCACAGGCACCCCGGCAATACACGCGTCGACCGCGACATTGCTATGATGGCATATCACGCGCGCCGCGCCCCGCAGTGCTTCCTCGATCGACATGCACGCCAACTCGGGCCACTCGATCACGTCAGGCCGACGCCCTTTTTTGCGGTAGAGCACCCGATTGTCCGGGAAGCGGGCACGGGCATCCTTCAACGCCTGCCGCTCCCATTCGCCGGGACGCCCCTGCAGATGGAGGCGACTCTTTTTCCCCATGCCGATTACGAAAACGGGGCCGCGCGGGTCGGCGTCTTCCCGTAGCGCCGGCATGGGCCGCGGAGGGTACATGAGCCCGCGCGTTGCCTCAAGGTGCTCGACGCTCGGGTGCAGGCCATCGACCGCAACGCGCATGGCGCCGTCGCGGTCCCAGTACGCCAAATCGAGACAAGCGACCCGGCCGCCGTGTTCGAGGTGTTTCTGCAGCGCCAGATGACGCGAAGGTGCCCCGGCCCCGTAGAGCACGAGTGTTCTGCGCCGACCGTTGTAGCTGTCCGTTATCTCGGCGTCATTAGGCTTCGCACGAATCATCTCGCGCAGGATCAGTTTCGCCCGCGGGATCATCGGGTCATCGGCCAGGATTTCGAAACCGGGCTTCACAGCACGGCCTCGATCCATCGACGATAGGCGCCCGCCGCATCTTCCAGAGAGGGCGCCGCCGCCTCGAGTGTTACCGCCCGCTGCAAGCGTTCACTGTAGGGCGCAAGCATGTCGAACGCCGCATTCAGTTCCCGCTCGGTATCGGCCCAGCACTCGGCCCCGCTGGCAGTTTCGAGATACCCGGCTTCTCGACTCAGCACGCACGGAATACCGAGGCCTTGCGCATTCGCGAGCTTCACATTCGATTTCCAGTTGCGCACAGGGTGGCCCTGAGCGGCACGCAGCGCCACGATGATGTCGGCGGTATCCAGCGAATGCGGATTGATCGTCAAGCACCAGCTACGGGCCGCGCAGGCCCGCTCCAGGACGTCAAACCACGGCCCCAGGTATTCCGGGCCGCCCTCATAGGCGACGTGCAGCACATGCTGCTGCACGGGCACTTTCCGGCCGATCTGACGGGCGTGATGCGGCAAGGCCAAAACCGGGCCGTCCCAGATGTTCGAAATGTCCGCCAGCATCGCCCTT